AGTACAAGCAGCAGGTAGTTATTCAGATTCTTTTACTTAAATACTAACATGCGTGTAACCTAAGTATGCTATACTTCAGTTTTTCCTTAATGTATTAAGTTATGACTGAACACGACAAAAGAAGAAATAATAAAGGTAATCCTGCTTTGTATAAAGGTATGGCTCCTTTAAATCCCCAAGGCAGACCTAAAGGTAGTATGAACAAGTATACTATCTTGTCCAGAGAGCTGCTTACCGAGCGTGGACCTGAGATAGTCCAAGTAATCATAGATAGAGCTTTAAAAGGTGATGTACATTGTCTTAAGATGTGTATGGACAGAATTGTACCTACTACTAAAGCTGTAGAAATAAACCATAGAAAGCATGATGGTGGTGTTGTAATTAATGTAGGCACTACAGAACAAATCGAGGAGCAAGCCAAGAAAATCAAACCAAAGCAGGTAAGAAGTAAATCTGAGGATACTGTAATAGCCGAGGTAATAGATGAGCTTCCAAAGTGATTTAGCTTATGGTAAACAAGGTGAGCTGTTTGTATTAAAAAAGTTACACTATAAATATCCTAAAGCTTATAAAGTAGAAGGTTATTGTAAAGAATGGGATTTATTTGTACCAGAGAAAAATATTGGAGTAGAAGTTAAAAGTGATAGAGCTACCCATAAGACTGGTAATGTAGTTATAGAGAATAAATATGGAGGCGCGCCTTCAGGTATTGAAACAACTAAAGCTACTTGGTGGGCATATATTACTAAAAATAACTTATACTGGATAACTCCAGATAAAATTAAAGAATGTATTAAAGATAATAACCTTCAAAGTTTAGATTGCGCTCCTTTAAATGGAGATACTAAGCGTAAAAATCTTTATTTAATAAAAGAAACTTTATTTAAACAATACACAACAAGCTCAGAGAAAATAAATGGCAGAAATTAATGTAGAGTTACACCCTGCGCAACTAGAAATATTTAATTCTAAGAAAAGATTTAAGATAGTAGCTGCTGGTAGAAGGTTTGGTAAGTCTAGATTAGCTGCTTGGATTCTTTTAATTAAAGCTTTACAGTCAGAAAGTAAAGATGTATTTTATGTGGGTCCTACTTTTCAGCAAGCTAAGGATATTATGTGGGGCATGCTAAAAGAATTAGGTGCGGATGTCATAAAAGATGCCTACGAAAACACAGCTAGGCTAACATTAATCAACGATAGAAAGATATATCTTAAAGGAAGTGACCGACCTGACACACTTCGAGGTGTTGGTTTGGCGTATGTTGTATTAGATGAGTACGCCAGTATGAAACCTATTGTATGGGAACAGATTTTAAGACCAACTCTAGCGGATGTACGAGGAGAAGCTATGTTTATAGGTACACCTGCTGGTAAAAACCATTTCTATGACCTATATAATGAAGCTCAAAAAGACGATGATTGGGAAGCTTTCCAATATAACTCTACAGATAACCCTTATATTGCAGCAGATGAGATTGAAGCAGCAAAACGCTCAATGTCTTCTATGGCATTTAGGCAGGAATTTGAAGCAAGCTTTGAAACTTTCTCTGGTGGTATATTTAAAGAAGAATGGTTCCATACAAACACAGAACCTGAAGACGGTAACTATGTAATTGCTGTAGACCCTGCTGGATTTGAGGCTGTAGAAAAAGAAAGAGGATTAAAAGGCTCTAAATTAGACGAAACTTCTATAGCTATTGTAAAAATAGATAGAGATAAGTGGTGGGTTAAAGATATTCTACATGGAAGATGGGGTATTAAAGAAACTGCTAAGAAAATACTTAAAGCTGCGGACATAAATGGAGCTACTACTGTAGGTATAGAAACAGGTTCTTTAAAAAATGCTATTATGCCTTACCTAGAAGATGAAATGCGTACAGAAAATAGGTTTGTACATATAGATGAGTTGCGACATGGCGGTAAAAAGAAAACTGAGCGTATTACATGGTCCTTACAAGGTAGACTAGAACATGGTCAGATAAGTTTTAACGAGGATAGAGATTGGAAAGTCTTTATGTCACAGATGTTAGACTTTCCTAATCACCTAAGTCATGACGATTTGCTGGATAGCCTAGCATATATAGACCAAGTGTCTATAGCAGACTTTGCATACTCTATAGATATGGATGACGACTGGGAACCTTACGATGAAATAGCAGGATATTAGATAATTTGCTAGAAACCTCTACACAACTACCTAAAATGTGTTATACTCCACAGAATTACCTGCGTTAATGGAGATATTTCTATAAATGTTTGAAAATAAAGAAACTAAGTACCAAGCTTTAGCTGGATGGCTTAATCATAGGCTAGAAACATGGCGCACCCACAGAGATACTAACTATGTACAGAAATGGGATGAGTATTATCGTCTATGGCGTGGTATTTGGTTACAAGAAGACAGAACACGCAGCTCTGAAAAGTCTAGAATTATAGCTCCAGCACTACAACAAGCAGTTGAGTCCTCTGTGGCTGAATTAGAGGAGGCAACTTTTGGCAGGGGGAAATGGTTTGACATACAAGACGACATGCTTGATGAAAATCCACAAGATGCGGAGTATGTAAGAAACTTATTACAAGAAGATTTGGAAAAAACAGGTTGTAAAGATGCTATCTGTGAAGTATTCCTTAATAGTGCTATATATGGTACTGGTATTGGAAAGATAGTTGTTGAACAATCTATAGAAAGAACACCTGCTGAAGTACCTGTAGAAGGTACAACCACTACTACTCGTCAGTTAGTAGAGTATCCCTCTATAGATGTTAGGGTAGAACCTATATCTCCTAAAGAGTTTCTTATGGACCCATCAGCTAACACTATTAATGAAGCTTTAGGTGTAGCACATGAGGTAATTAAACCTCGTTATCATGTAGTTGAAGGTATTCTATCAGGCATATACAGAGATGTACCTCTTGATGGCAGTTATGATACTGTTACATTTGGTTATGACCCTGAGATGAAACAAGCTGATGAGTCTGACTCAGTTAAGATTACTGAGTATTGGGGTAAAGTACCTAAAAGATTTCTTAAGCCTAGTAAAGATAAAGATGATTTTGAATACACTAAGAAAGATGAGTTAGTAGAAGCAGTTGTTACTATATGTAATGATGAACATATACTTAGGGTAGAACAAAACTTGTTTATTATGGAAGATAGACCCTTTATATCTTACCAGCATGACTTAGTTCCTAATAAATTCTGGGGTAGAGGAGTTTCAGAAAAGGCATATAACGCACAAAAAGCATTAGATGCTGAAATGAGAGCTAGAATTGATTCACTAGCACTAACGACTACACCTATGATGGCTGCGGATGCTACACGCCTACCTAGAGGTGTCAAGTTTGAAGTACGCCCCGGTAAAACAGTACTGACTAATGGTAATCCTAGAGATGCTATTATGCCATTAGACATGGGAACAACAGACCCAAGTACATTTGACCAAGTTAATAGTTTACAAGCTATGATTCAAATGGGTACAGGTACTTCTGAAGCTGTATCAGGTGACAGAGCTACAGCTAGTGGTATGTCAATGCAACAAAGTGCTGCTATTAAAAGACAAAAGCGTACTTTAATGAATTTCCAAAACACATTCCTTGTACCTTTGATACAAAAAGCAATGTGGAGAAAAATACAGTTTGATGTAGATAGATACCCAGTTAATGATTACAAATTTATACCGTATTCAACTATGGGTATAATGGCTAAAGAATTAGAAATGAATCAAATGGTACAAATGCTACAGTCTATACCTAAAGATTCACCTGCTTTTGATGTAATCTTATTAGCTATGATGCAAAACTCTAGTATTCATAACCGTGACCAGATTGTACAAGCTCTAATGCAAGGTAGTCAGCCTGACTCTGGAGAGCAAGAGTTAGAAAACATAGGTAATGAGTTACAAATACAACAGCTACAAGCTAATATCCAAAAGACACTAGCTGAAGCTGAAGAAGAAAAAGGTAAAGCTATATTACATCAAGCACAAGCAGCAGTAGTTGTTCCTAATGAAATACAAGTAGAAGAACAAATTATTAAACTACAAAAGAACGCATTAGATTTAGATAAGTTACAAGCTGATATAGCAAATCAACAATCTGAAACAGCAAGAAACATTCCAGAAATGGAACATCTTAAATCAGAAACAATATTAAATCTAGCTAAGGCTAGAGAAGCAGGTTCTAAGGCAGCGATTAATACACGAGTACAATGAAACCTGACGAACAGTTTTTAAAAGATAGGTTAGCTTTATTTGAAACCGAAGGGTGGAAAGATTTAATGGCTGACATGAAAATTACTGAAGAGAATGTAGTTGATATACGCACTCTTGAAAGTGAAAAAGACCTTTGGCATGCTAAGGGTCAGTTGCAAGTCCTACGACAATTGCAAAGTCTAGAAGATGCAACAAAACTAGCGGTAGAGCAATCCTCTTCATAAGGATTCTACCTTAATATAACTTCATAACCCAGATGGGCGGAGAACACAATATGAGTATAGTAGTAGAAGAAGCACCTTTAACTGAAACACCAATAACAGAAAATCAAGAAGTAGAAGAGGTACAAGCGGATTTAGTCCAAGAAGATACAGAGCTTGAAACACAACCAGAATCTACAGTTCCTGAAAAGTATGCTGGTAAATCACTTGAAGAAGTTATTGAGATGCACCAAAATGCAGAAAGAATATTAGGTAAACAAGGAATGGAAGTTGGACATCAACGGAAATTAATTGAAACCTTAATGTCTTCTCAACAACAAGCACCTGAAGCTACCGCACCGAAAGAAGAACCAGTACCATTCGAGGACCAGTTCTATGCTGACCCTGCAAATGCAGTTAACTCAGCTATAGAAAAACATCCCGATGTAGTTAAGGCTAAAGAAACTAGAGCCATGCAAAATCAAGCGTTGAATCAAGCACAGTTAGAAGCTGCTCATCCTGATTTTATGGATATAGTAGAAAGCAATGACTTTCGTAACTGGGTTGGAGCAAGCAAGATACGACAAGAGTTATTCCGTACTGCTGACTCTTATGACTTTGAATCTGCTAACGAGTTGTTTACAACATGGAAGCAAATTAACATGGCAAGTAAAACTGCTGAAGTTAAAAAGAAAGAAAAAGCCAAAAGAGAAAAAGCATTACAAAAGACTAGCTCAGAAACACGCTCTTCAGGAGATTCTGTAGGTGGCAAAAAGATTTACCGTAGAGCTGATTTAATCAATCTACAGGTAACTGACCCGACTAGATACGCAACTTTGGCTGATGAAATTCAGTCAGCTTACGCAGAAGGTAGGGTTAAATAATTTACTTATAATAGGAGAAGAAAATGGCGTTAGGTACTAACCAAGTCACGACTAGTGTCGCCAATAACTTCATTCCTGAACTGTGGTCAGATGAAGTTATAGGTGCGTACAAGTCAAATCTAGTGGTTGCTAACCTAGTCACTAAGCTTTCTCATAAAGGCAAAAAAGGAGACACTATATATATTCCTGTGCCGGCAAGAGGAAGTGCAAGTGCTAAAGCAGCAAACACTCAAGTAACATTATCAGCAGCTACTAATACGAAAGTAACAGTAAGTATTGATAAGCATTACGAATATTCAAAGTTAATTGAAGATATTGCAGAAGTTCAAGCACTAGCTTCAATGAGAAAGTTCTACACCGATGACGCTGGCTATGCGCTCGCGAAGCAAGTAGATACTGATTTGTTTGCTCTTACAGAAGGGTTTCAAGGTGGTACAGTAGGTGGTGCAGCAGCAGCATCTTTCGAGAAAGCAGTAATTGGTTCTAATGGTAGCACAGACTACACAGGAAACTCATCTAACGCTGCCGACATTACAGATGCTGGTATTCGTAGAATGCTACTAACTCTGGATGATGCAGATGTACCGATGGACAATCGTGTAATGGTAGTTCCACCAATCTGTGCTAATGACATGCTTGGAATCAACAGATTCACAGAGCAGCAGTTCATTGGTTCTGGTGATGCTATTCGTACTGGTAAGATTGGTCAAATCTACGGTGTTGATGTTTACATTTCATCAAACTGCCCTTCAGCAGCAGGTAACTCTGGTGCAGATAGAGTAGGTACTTTGATGCACAAAGATGCTCTAGTTCTAGCAGAGCAAGTTGGTGTACGCTCACAAACACAGTACAAGCAGGAATATCTTGGTGACTTGTTCACTTCAGATACTATTTATGGAGTTGCAGAACTTCGTAATGACGCTGGTGTTGCATTTGTTGTACCGGGTTCATAGTAGTTAGTTAGGCGTAACCCCTTCTGTTGAGGGGGTTATTACAAACTAATTATGTCATCAACTAAATTAATAAACGCTAAGAAAGAAAAAGCCATAAGATATTTAGGTGGTAAATGCTGGAAATGTGAAGGTGTGTTTGATAGAGAGTTATATGATTTTCATCACATTGTTCCTGCTAGTAAAGAGTTTGAATGGACTAAATTAAAAAGAAGAAAGTGGGAAACTATTCAAAAAGAACTAGATAAATGTGTTTTACTTTGTTCTAATTGCCATAGGCTTGCTCACAAAGAAATGAGAAGACATGCCTTTTTACGACTTTAAATGCGAACAAAATCATGTAAGTGAAGAATTAACAACTTACGATGAAATGAAAATGGGTATTGAATGTCCTAAGTGCGGTAAGCCAGCTAAAAGGATTTATTCAATTAATGATGTTAGACCTAGTTACGGATACGAAATGACTAGATTTAGCATGAGAGAAAGAAAACGAAAGAGTAAGGATAAGTTTAATGGACATATTTGAAAACACATCTAACACATTAGAAATCGAAAGATTTAAAGCTAAGATTAGAGAAATCTGGGCAAGGATGTTAGATGAAAGTTATGACCAAGTACATGATGAAAATGATGAAGACTGTCCTTCAAGAGAAGAGTACATGGCTATGAATGCTTTAAAATTTGCAGATGAACCAGAGCCTGAAACAGAATTAGATTCTCTTATGGATATGTTAGATAGCATGATGGAAGAAGATGAAGAATTAGAAAATGTTAAATCAGAAGGTAAAGCACCTACTTATGGTAGTAGTAGCCTTAAATCAAATAACGAAAAAGGAAAAATAGAGGCAACAGTATATGAAGTTAATCACAAAACTACAACAACTCCAAGCGATTCTCGTTCTGGAAGGAAAGGTGGTTCTTATGCGGGTACGCCTAGCAGTAAGATTTCTAAGAAAAAAGAAGACTCAGTTTCTACAAAGTATTCACCTCTTGTTGAAGAAATTAAAGATGAGCTAAGAGCTTTAGCAGAAAGACAAAAGATTGGTAGAAGAAAACTTAGGTTTAGACTCTAATGGCTACACAAAGAAATTGGAGAAAGAAAAAAACTATTGGGATGTACCTTAATAGGAGGCAATGGGAAAGAGAGTTTGAACCAAGTGAATCTGCTGCTTATGAAATAGAACTAGAACAAGGTGGTTATCTTGTTATTGAATCATCACAAGCTGCATCACCGAACTATATTATAACGGAGTAAATATGGCAACAACTAAAGTATCAGAACTATCAGCAAAAACTGCAACAGCAGGTAGTGAAGAACTACTTATTAATGATGGTGGTACTTCTAAGAAGGTTACTATTGATAATGTACTTCACGATAATTCAATAAGAGCAGAACATTATGTAGATGGTAGTATTGCTACAGCACACATAGCAGACAATGCTATTACTTCAGCCAAGCTAGGAGTAGATGTTATTGTTGCAGAAGATATAGCTAACAATGCTATTACTGTAGCAGAACTTGCAGATAACGCAGTAACAACAGCTAAAATTTTAGATGACAATGTAACAGCCGACAAGTTAGCTAATTCAATTAACACAGAAATTGCAGCTAATACAGCTAAAACAACAAACGCTACACATACTGGCGAAGTAACAGGAGCAACTGCTCTTACAATAGCAGACAATGTAGTAGACGAAGCAAATCTTAAAGTGTCTAACACACCTACTAATGGTTATTTTTTATCGGCACAGTCTGGTAATACAGGTGGACTTACTTGGGCAGAAGTTACAACTACAATTGCTGATGGTTCTATTTCAACTGCTAAGATTGCAGATGATGCAGTTACAGCAGATAAATTAGCCAACTCAATTAACACCGATATTGCTACAGGTGTTACAGCTAATACTACAGCTAATGCTGCTTTGCCTAAAGCAGGTGGCAATATGACAGGTAGTGTAAATTTTACTGATAACAGTCAAATAAGACTTGGTAGTAGTAATGATTTATCTTTATATCACGATGGTTCTGATAGCATAATTAATGAAGAAGGTACTGGCACATTAATTATTATGTCAAATGGTACTGGAATAAATTTACAAAAAGGCACTTCTGAAACTATGGCTAAATTTGTAGTAGATGATGCTGTAGAACTTTACCATAACAACGTTAAAAAAATTGAAACAACTGCAAATGGTATTACAGTAACTGACAGAGTAACTGGTTCAAGTAATTTAGTTCTCGCTTCATCAGATAGTAATGAAAAAATTACTTTAAATGCTGGAGGTTATATAGATTTTGAAACTGATGGTACTGTTGAAATGCGACTTGAAGCTGATGGTGACTTACATGTTGATGGTGATGTTATTGCATTTTCAACTACAATTTCAGATGAAGCACTTAAGTATGACATTAACCCTGTAGAGTTTGCACTTGACAAGATTAATCAACTTAAAGGTGTGTCTTACAAATACAAACATAACGACAGAGAGTCAGCAGGTCTACTTGCTCAAGATGTTGAAAAGGTTATGCCTTCAGCAGTTAAGACAAAAAAAGTACCATTAGTTACAGGTGATGACAAAGAGTACAAAACACTACACTATGATTCAATGACAGCAATACTTGTTGAAGCAATCAAGGAGTTAACTGCAAAAGTTAAAAAACTGGAAAGTAAATAATGCCATTAACAGGTAGCGGACAAATTAGTTTAGGAGATATTGCAGGTGAATTTGGTGGTTCAGCACCACACGCACTTAGTGAATATTATAGTAATGGTAATGCTCCTGCTAATGGAGAAATACAATTAGCTGCTGATTTTTATGGTACTTCTAGTGCTACAGCATTAACTATATCCTCTAATACAAGTAACTATAATATTAAAACCGCAGCAGTAGCAGCAGGTGGTGACCAAAATACAAATGTTAATTTAACTATTAATAGTGGTGTTACAGTAAACTCTAGTTCTAGTTCTAATCCTGCTATGAAAACTGATACAGGTTGGGGTAGTGGTGTTACGATTACAATTACTAACAATGGCACAATAATAGGTGCTAATGGTTCAGCAGGTAGTGCAGGTTCAGATGCTACTTCTAACCCTAGTTCTGGTGGTGGTACTGGTGGTGCGTCTGGACCAAGTAATACTCAAGGAGCAGCTAGTGCAGGCTCAGCAGGTAGTGCAGGTTCAGGTTCAGCAGGTTCAGGACAAAACGGAAGTAATGGTTCAGCAGGTGGTAATGCTTTTGAACATTCACAAACAAGCGATAATAATTTAGCAGTTGTATTTTCTACAGCAGGAACTAGAACAGCAGGTTCTGGAGGAGCAGGAGGAGCAGCAGGTACTTTAACCATTAATGGAAACGGTGGCGGAGGCGGTGGTGGTGCTTCTGCAGTTTCTTGTCAAGGTGGAGCAGGAGGCGGTGGTGCTGCTAATGGTTCTAATGGAGGCTCATCTGGTGGCTCAGCAGCAGGAGCAGGTGGAGCAACTACTGGTGGTTCAGGTGGCGGTATTGGTGGATATTGTGATGGTTACTATTGGCCTGCAGGTGGAACTGGAGGAGCAGGTGGTAATTTAGGAAATGCAGGTTCAGCAGGTAATAATAATAGTGCAAATGGTAGAGGAACTTGGACAAATATTTACTCAGGTGGTGCAGGAGGAGCAGCAGGTTCTAGTGGTTCATCTAATGGCTCAGCAGGTTCAGCAGGCTCTAATGGTTCAGTATTAGCAGGTAATACAGGACAAATATCTTAAAGGAATATTATGGCAAATTTAAAAGCAAAAAGAATATTAGGCGGTACTTATACTGCTGATGATACTTTAGAATTACAATTAACTTATACAGGACAAGCACATAGTTGTAATCAATACATTGAAGTTTTATCTGGGCCTACTGTTACACACGGAGGAGGAGCGTCAGCTTCAACACCACTACATTATAAATCAGCAATTACAGATGCAGATGGGGATGGAATTATAGATTACTCAACATCACAAATGACATTAGTACAAGCTAGTAAAGGAACTACAGTAATTAAAGTAGTTGCAGATGTTCTTCTTAAAGCAGATGTTGATACTTGGCAAACAAACTACAACACTTGGTTAGACACTTATACAAGTATAGTTGTCAACGAAGATGGTAATGATGAGTTAGTGTTAGCAGATGGAGCTCCAGATGCTCCTGTTTATCCTACAGCAACTACATATAAGTCAGGTGAAATTACGTTAAAATGGGAAGATGATACTTTTGTATGAAGATAATTTTTAAAGATACAAGCAACAAAAAAATATTTGTTACAGAAGAAATTAAAAAAAAAGATTAAGTATTTGTAAAAAATGTGAACACCATTTAGAATGGTTAAATTTATACAGATGTAAAACTTGTGGTTGTATTATGGATGCAAAAGTAACTTTAGTTAAAAGTGAATGTCCTATAGGTAAGTGGTAATATGAATGATTATTGGTTTCCTTATTGGGGTGGATTATTACTTAAAACAACAATTACAAAAGAATTACAGAAAGAATTGTTAGATAAAGGTAAAAAAATAATTGATGAAAAATTAAATTATAGAAAAGAATTAGCAGGAATGATTGATAAAGAATATTTTTATCCTAATCATAAAAGTTGGTTTAAACCTTATATAAAAACATTTCTTAATTTGTATGAAAATAAATATATGGAAGGATGGCAACAATCAACACCACATATAAAAAAACCTTTTAATATTATAGATAGTCAATTGTGGATTAATTTTCAAAAAGCTAACGAATATAATCCTAGACATAATCATAGTGGTTGGGCAGACTTATCTTTTGTTATGTATTTACAAATACCAGAAGTATTAAAAAAAGAAAACGAACAAAGTAAAGACAAATATAACAATAGTGGAGCAGGAGCAATTTCTTTTTATAGTGGCGACCCTTTACCTTTTTCTATAAATGGATTTAGTGAGTTACCAAAAGAACGAGATATGTTTATTTTTCCTTCTTGGATGATGCACTCAGTTAATGCTTTTAAATCAGATGTAGAAAGAATTTCTGTAGCAGGTAATATTACTTTAGAAAAAAATGATTAAAAAATTTATACTGTTTTTATTAATATCTTTTTCTGTAATAGCAGATAACGACCCTATAGTTACGGAGTCTACATCAACAGTTACAACAAATGGTACGCAAACAACTAAAGTAGAAAGTCCACCACCTAGTGCTATATCGCCTCAGTTTGGTAGTGGAAACAATAGTGATTTATGTACGATTAGTTCTAGTGGTTCAGTACAGACACAGATACTAGGATTGTCAGTAGGTACGACATACACAGAAGAGAATTGTTTAAGGTTAAAGAAAGCACAAAAGCTGTATATGTTTGGAATGAAAGTTGCAGCAGTAAGTGTGATGTGTCAAGACCCAGATGTTTTTAGAGCGATGGCTCAAGCGGGAACTTACTGTCCGTATGATGGTTTGATAGGACAGCAGGCTAAAGATGCTTGGGCAGTACATACAAATGAGATACCAGTACCAAAGGAGAAAGATGAAATTAGTGTTGCAGAAAAGCGAGATAAGGCTCTTAGCATTATGGGTACTGTTGCTGCTGCCTTTATCTTCTTTTAGTTATACATTTGGTTATACCAATAATGCTGCTTTATATGGTAATACTTGGAAAATGAATACAAGTACTTTAGGTGTTAGTGCTGAAGAAGGTTTAGATATAAGTGGTGTTCTTTACAACTACACAACAGTTAAGAATGTAGTAGATGACTTTACAGTCACAATAGAGAATGACAAAGTTGGTGGTGGTTATGTTTTCCAAGACACAGAAGATTGGTCTGGTAAGTATGGTGGAAAAGTACAGAATGTTATACCTTTACCTTACACACCAATAGAACAGTTTGGTGATGGTAGAATTAAAAGTACAGGTACAGGCAGTATAGAAGATGTAACCATACTCTATATGTACAGATGGGATTTATGTAGAAACGCACAGAATGATGAAAGTTGCCCTAACTACATACCACCACTACCAGTTATACCTAAGATAGAGATATATGATGCTTTAGAAGATGACTCAGTTAAAGAAGCTACTGAAGAAACAGATAGTGAATTATACGAAAAAGAAGAAGAGAGAAAAAGCACAGAAGAAGAGGAAGAAGAAAGAGAGCGTTTAGAAATAGCACTTGCTTCTAGTGGAAATGCTTTAACAATAGCAAACGCATCAAGCCAAGCAGCTATTTTAAAAGCAATGAATTTAGTAGCTAATATAAATTCTTATTATACTGCTAAGATTCCAAGTACAATTTACAAAGATACAATTGTACTACAAGACAAAGATATAGTGGATAATAGATTAGTGTTTAGAAGTTTAACACAAGAGCAATTACACAACGAAATGATACAGGAGCAGTATAAATGAACAAACTAATTACTTTATTTTTGGTAGTAGGACTTACTGGATGTTCTTTACTTATGCCTAAAAAAGCAGAAGCTGTTACTAATATTAACGGTAATGTAGAATCTAGGTGTACAGTTAATACCGATACAGTTGGTTACTACGGAAACCCTAATGCCTATACGCTTACAACTTTACCTGCAAGTAACGGGCAAGTACCTATTGTTCGTGTAGACACATCTCTAGCTAATGCTTACAAAGCACAGATAAGCTACCCTACTTCATTTAGTTCTAGTCCAAGTTTAGGTGACACAGTTGTATGGACAGGAGCAGTAGCAGTAGACCAAACATCTTCTTCAGATATGTCTGGTTATCAAGCAGCCAGTACCTTGTCAAATGGTGGAGCAATGCGAACTTACGCTTTAGCACATGCAGGCACAACTTGGTTTAGTGTGACTTCAGTTGCTACATATGGTGGTGGACAACAAAAAGCATTTCCCGGTGGTTCTTATACAGCAGTTGTAACAGCAGAATGTATCGCCCAGTAATACTTTGGGCATTGCTATCTAGTATTGTAGCTGCTCATGATATGACACCCACTTACCCTAAGTGGAAAATGTCTTTTATACCTACTGCTAAGATGACTACAATGCAGATATTTAATAAAAGGGAAGATGTACAATGGTATCAGATAGGTGTGTTTAATAAAGATTGGGAGCCTATACCTTTTGTTACAAGATATAAAATAGTTAATGTAAAACATTTACAGCGTGTTAGATTTGATGTTTATATTAGCAATAAAAATGTACAAGAATCTAAGTATATATGCTCTACATCTAAACTTAGAGGCAATGATAACTTTAAACCTATAGTAGAATCTAGGATATGTTCGAGGTTTAAGTGAAAAGATGGCTAGTTTTACTATTACTCAGTACACAAGTAATAGCAGATAGCAACTCAATGAGTTTTTCTTTGCCTAGTATAAGTTCTGTAAGCGGTTCAGACAGTATTAGAGCAGGTGATTTAGATTGTAAGAACAGTATTGGTGGTAGTACTAACTTTGAAGTAGGTATGACAGGTGTAATAAACAATGCTACAGTTCCTATAATAGGTAAAGAAGACCCTAATAATCCTCAATCTAAAGATATAGGGTTGTATGCTAGATTAGTTATACCGTTAGACGGACCAAGTGAGCGTATAAATTGTAATACTTTGTATCAATTAGAGTTACAACGCAGAAGATTAGAGGTAGAAAGGCTTAAACAAGAGATTGAATACTTAAAAATGATACAAAATGATGGAGCATTCAATAACTAATGGCAGATTTAGGAGAAAAAGTAGCACAGGTAGAAGGTTTAGTAGATAAACGATTAAGTTTCTTAGGTTTAAAGTTTACATATACTACTCTCGCTGGCGCATTTGCTCTTTTAAGCACGATTGTAGGCTCGCTGTACGGAGGCTTTCTAATGTATCAAAAAGTTGAAGGAATAGCTAATTTAGACCTTGATGCTATAACTGGACAAATGAAGAAAACTTCATCAGATGTTATAAGAATAGAAGAACATGCTAACGCAATTAAGATAGAATTAAAGAAAGATATGACAGATTTGCGAAATGCACAATGGAACTTAGAATCTAAAGTTGATGGTAAACTACAGTCAGTAGATACAAAACTTACTAGCTACGATACAAAGCTAGATAGATTTGAAGTAAAAGTAGAGAAGACTAAAGTAGATATGGAAAAAAGAATACAAGAGTCTTTAGATAACCCACTAGCAAACTAGGAGATTATATGCCACAAGGAAAAGGAACATACGGAAAGACAAGAGGTCGCCCACCAATGAAGAAAAAAGGTAAAAAGAAGTAATGGCTGATTCAAGGCTTAAAAATGCAGGAGTATCTGGGTATAACAAACCTAAGCGTACTCCTAACCATAAAACTAAAAGTCATGTTGTAGTAGCTAAAGAAGGAAGTAAGATTAAAACTATTAGATACGGACAACAAGGAGTATCTGGAGCAGGTAGTAATCCTAAAACAGCAGCACAGAAAGCTAGGCGTAAGTCTTTTAAAGCTAGACATGCTAAAAATATATCTAAAGGTAAGATGAGTGCTGCTTACTGGGCAAACAAGAGTAAATGGTAATGGCTAAAAAAGGACTATACGCTAACATCAATGCTCGTAAAAAGAAAGGTATTAGCAGGAGTAAGAAAAACTCAACTATTACTAAGAAAGCTTACGCTAAGATGAAGAAAGGGTTTAAAAAGTAATGGATGACAAAAGAGTACAGTTACAATTAGACAAACATTCTAATCAGATAGCTAAGCTTTTTAGTAAGATTGACGACACTAATGATAAGATACAAAAGATATTTAATATGCTTAATCAAATCAGGTATTTTATTTATGGAGGGTTCGCTTACTTTTTAGCTTCTGAAGTAGGTATGTTTAATTTATTGAGGTTAGTAGCATGATAGGATTTTTAACAAATATAGCACCTATAGCTTTAGGCTTTGTTGCTAAGTTGTTTGCTTTAAAAAGTCAAGCAGCACAGGAACAACAAAAGATGATGATAGAAAACCTACAAGTTAGAAATGATTCTATCAACCAAGCTAGGTCAATGGCACAAAAAGAAAGTCCAATGGCTGCTATGAATAGAAGGATTATTATCCTAGTTATATTAGCTTTGATTATCTTTACACAGATAGCTCCTGTGTTTTTTAATGTACCTACAGTAATACCTACTGTAATTGAAGGAGCTAGTCTACTAGGTATACAGCTAACACCTGATACAATGGACTATGTAACTGTACAAGCAGGTGCTGTATTAAAGTTTGATGAAGTATTCCAATGGGCAACAATGATAATAGAGTTTTACTTTGGTGCGCAATTAGCTAAGGGGAAGTAAATGACATATAGAGAAGTAATAAACGAAGTATTAATAAGATTAAGAGAAACACCTATTGCTTCTGATTGGAGTGGTTCTATTAACGATAGCAGCACAGTATCTGATTACAATAAAGTTATAGGAGCTTTAGTTAATGACGCTAAAAGAAGTATAGAGTCTTACCATGATTGGCAGATACTTAGAGAAACTGTTAATATAACTACAGTAGCAGACACTAAAAACTATAGTTTAAGTTCAGGACAAGAGTTTAAAATAATAGATGTAATTAATAATGCTACAGGTAATGAATTATTACAAGTAAGTAGAGCTTATCTTAATAGAGAAAGATACCCTACAGCTTCTACAGGAGAACCTCATTACTATGGTTTTAACGGAGCAGATAGCTCTAATAACCTTAAAGTAGATTTATCTCCTACACCTAACAAGGCTGAAACTATTTCTTTTGACATAGTAAAGTATCAAGATGCACTTACTACTGCTAGTACAGTTGTTAAGATACCTACAAAGCCTTTAATACTAGGAGCTTATGCTAGAGCTTTATCTGAGCGTGGAGAAGATGGTGGCACACAGTCATCTATAGCAGCACAAGAAGCAGCTTCATCTATTTCACAAGCTATTATGATGGATGCAGGTAATACTCAGTTTGAATCAGATTGGTTTATGGGAAATATTCACTAATGGCTAAACAACTAGCATATCAATCTTTAACTAATTTAGGTGTTAATGGTTTAAATACACAATATAACCCTTCATCTTTAGATGCTTCTTTTCTTACTACTGCTGATAATGTAATGCTTAGAGAGTCAGGTAGAATATCTTTTAGAAAAGGATTTAAACAAAAAGTAGTTCCTAGTGGTACAGCTATAGGTTCTATGGTGGAGCATAACGATGCTGGAACTAACAAAATATTTGCTAGTCATGGTACTAGTATTTACACAATTGACTTTACATCTCCTGATGCTGCTTTTCCTAGTAGTGGTGCTGATGTTAAGCATACCGTTGCTAACAGTACAGGCAATTGGCAATTTATAAACTTTAATGAAAGGTTACATTGTTTTCATGCAGGTATAGTACCTCAAAGATATGACGGTGCTTTAAGTGCTGGTTCTAGATGGGCAGCGTTTAACAATAGTACTAAACCTTCTGGATTAACTACATTTGACCCTAGCTGTGGCATGGGTTTTTATGGTAGAATGTTTGTAGGAGGAGTAACAGAAAACAAAGCTGTAATGTATTACTCTGTTTTATTAGATGGAGATGATTACACAGGCACAGGTTCAGGATTATTAGATTTAAAGAAAGTTTGGGATAATGATGAAATAGTAAACATTGCTCCTTTCTTTGGACAGTTAGTTATATTCGGTAAAAACAATATAGCTATATATGACAACCCTGACGATGTAACTAACATGTCATTAAATGAAGTTATTAGTGGTGTAGGTTTAGTTAATAGAGATTCGGTACAAGCAGTAGGAGATGATTTAGTATTTCTTTCTGCTACAGGACTGCGCTCACTTAACCGTACTACTGAAAAAGACAAAGTACCTTTAACTGACTATAGTGTTAATATAAAAGACACTATAATAAGAAATATAGGACAAAGTACTGCTGTTAAATCTGTTTATTTAGAAGATGAAGGTGTCTATATTCTCACTTTTACAGAAAAGAATATTACTTACGCTTTTGATTTTAAACATATAACTCCTAATCAAGCACCTCGTGTAACTACATGGAGTTTTAATAGTGATAGAGAACCAGCTAGTATGATTCAAACAGAGTTATACTCTGGTTTGTTAGTAGGACAGAAAGATGGTGGAATAGCAGGCTATGAAGGTTATTTTGATACGGATTTGGCTTGGGTTAGTTCGGCAGCTAGTTATACTAATTCTCCTATTGCCGCTGATGTTAGTTCTATATGGATACCTATGGGTGATGCAGTAGTTTCTGCTATATTAAAAAAGTTAATATTAGTATTAGAAGGCGGTTCAGGAGCTACATTAGGTGTTAGATGGTATACAGATTATAGTATGAGTTCTTCTAGGACTACTGAAATAGCTTTAAATCCTGCTGCTACTAGTACTACTGCTTTATATGGAGCAGCTTCTTCTTTATGGGGCGATGTTAAGTATACACCTATTTATGGATTACAAGAGTATAAGACTCCATTAACAGGTAGAGCTAAAACATTAAAAATAAACATGAATATTGTATCTAATGGCTTTGATGCTTCTATTCAAGATTTGTCAATTATATCTTTACAAGGAAAAATACGATGAGTGATTATACTTTAGCAGTCAATTGGTCAGGAAAAGATGCTCTCTCAGATAGTGATGCTGCGAAAGTAATATCTGGCTCTGACTTTAATACTGAATTTACAACAATAAGAACAGCAGTTAATTCTAAAGCTGATACTAATGGTGATAGTGGAGAAGATTTTGCTGCAAATAATGTTACAGTAGCAGGTAATACAACTATAGGTGGAACACTTACTGTAACTGGAGTTCCAACTATACCTACTGCTTCAGCAGGAACAAATACAACACAAGCAGCAAGTACAGCTTTTGTTACAACAGCAGTCGCAGCTTTAGACGCAGCAGCAATTAATGCAATTGTATATCCAGTAGGTTCTATTTACACTAATATGGCAGTTGCTACAAACCCTGCTTCTTTGTTAGGTATGGGAACTTGGGTCGCTTTTGGTGAAGGTAGAGTTTTAGTAGGTAAGGCTTCTAGTGGTACATTTGATACTTTAGCTGCAACTGGTGGTGCTGAAACACATACACTATCTACAGGTGAATTGCCTGCTCACACTCATACTGTGGATAAATATAATGCAAGCGGTGGTTCAGGTGAAGGTGTTCAGACAGGTGGTAATGTTACTGGCACAGTTACATCTGATTCAACAGGTGGTGGTGGCGCACACAACAACTTACAACCATATATCGTAGTATATATGTGGAAACGCACAGCATAGGAGAATAAAATGGCAGACGCAATGAGTTTAATAGCAGGCGCAATAGGAAGTGCGCTACAAGCTAAAGGAGCTACAAAAGCAGCAGCAGAGAATCAAGCAGGACAAGAAGCAGCAGCTAAATATGCTTTAGAAGGTTCTTATCCTTATAATGTAGCTGGCTCGCTTGGTGGTGTTAAGTTTGATAATGAAGGTAAGGCTATAGGATTAGGTTTATCTGAAACTTTCCAAAAGCAGCAAGATGCTATGATATCTTCTGCCGATGCTAATAGAGGATATTTAGCAGGTATAGAGGCTGACCCACTTACAGCAGAAAACAGATACTATGACCAGCAGATGGCTTTACTTGCTCCGGGTCAAGAAGCAGACAGAGAAGCTTTAGATGCTCAGTTAATAGCTAGAGGTATGCTAGGTTCTACTGGTGGTATGGGTCAAATGCAAGGACTAAGAGAAGCTCAAGGTACTACTAATTTACAAGTTAGACAATCAGCTAGCGATAGAGTACAGGATATGATAGATAGATATAGAGGTAGAATAGCAGAAGATGTGTCTAATGCTACTGTACTAGGACAACAACCTTTAGCTTATGCTGAACTAGGAGTAAAAACTGGAGGTATGCTTTCACAGGCAGCTATGTTAGGTTCTAGATATTTATCTGGAGCTGCTTTAACTAATGCTAATATGACTATGGGTAGATATGGCGGTTTAGCTAAAGCTGCTAATAGCTTTAAAAATTATAAACCTCAAGGCACTAGAAGTTATGGTACTGCAAAACAATATGGTGGCGCAGGACAAACACCTGCTGCTGTACGAGCAAACTTATAGGAGAAAATAATGGGAATGTTTGATTTTAACCCAGCTGATGTAAGAGTAGCTACTTCTGAAGGCTATACAAATGCACCAATGTTAGGAGCATTTGCTGGCTACGGTGGCATGCTTCAAGGTATAGGTAAACTAGCAGGCTTTCAAGATGAGGAAGACTTACTAAAAGAAATATACGATACTTCTAATTTTACTACTAAAGAAGGAAGAGAAGAAGCTATAGCTAGAATTAGACAAGTTAATCCTGAGAAAGCTGCTGCGTTAACAAAACAAATATTAGAGCAAGAACAAGCAGAAGCTGCTATTGTTAATACTCAAATACAAACAGATAATGCTAAGTTAGAAAGAGCAAAAGTTATTTACGGTCCAGCTTTAATAAGAAAGTTTGAAACTGATGTAAGTAACACAGGGCAACGAGCAGCTATACATGCTTTTCTTACTGCTGAAAGGGTTGATTTTAAGCCTACAAAAGTGCTTACAATGATAGACGCTATTAAAGCAATTGAAGATGATGTTGGAGATAAAGGCTCAGGTACTTACATAACAGCATTAAAAGCTTATGTTGGAGATAAGCGAGATTTATTTGTAAATCAAGGAGTTTATGCAAAAGCAGGATTAACTCTAGATACTAGTGAAGATACTACTGTAGCAGAGTCTACAGTAAGAGGTGATTTAATAGACCCACCACCTGCTGACACAACTGTTTATGCAGCTGATGAAGTTAATGAAAATGATAGTAACTTTACAAAAGCTTATAAAAAGAATAAAGCTACAAACGAAATAAAACAAAAGTTACAAGATGTTAAACAGAGTTTATTTAATTTAGGCATAGAAGCTTTTATGCCTCAAGATAGATTAGCTATTGAAAATGCTGAAGATGCTGTTTCTGCTTGGATAGCAGGACCAGCTTTTGGTACTGGAGAAATTACTGGCATGGACTCATCAGCTTTAAATTGGTTTTTGTCACAACCTCCTGAAGAGTTAGCAAAGTTTGTAGCAAATCCTGTAGCTTACTATAAAGAAAACAGAAGCAGAATAGAAAGTAGTGTTACTTATTCAGGTACTAATAATGAAGATTTATTTGCAAGTATTCCTTACGACTTAGACAGTTAAATGGCTTATAGAACAGTAGCACAAAGAGAGGCACAGTTTGAAGCTGAGATGGCTCGTTACTTACCTGAAGATAATTCAGGTTTTGTAGGTGGTTTTCTTAGTGGACATAATAGTGTAGGCTCTTGGTTTACTTCTGGTTTATCTGGTATTTTAGCTAGTAAAGCTGCTAGTGATAATAGTCAAAGAAAGTGGTACATACAAAGAAATGGTATACAGTTTGGTAAAAATGAACTAGATAAGGCTATAAAAGAATATGAAGAATTAGCTAAGCATAGAAAATTAAATGAAATAGAAAGCGCAGATTATAAAGAAATGGTAGATAGAAATACTGCCTTAACTAGAGATTTGCAACATGTATTTGATACTCAAGGTGGCGACTTAGACGCTGTTATAGATACAAACGGTAAAAGTTTTAACGAAAGATGGGGTGTAAATACTGAAGATGAAGCAGCATTAGGCGCTTTAATAGAATTGTTTAAACAAAACCCTTCTTATGTAGGTGGTGTATTTACAGCAGAAATTATAAAAGACTTGCCTATTACTTTATTAGCTTTGTTAGCTTCTCCTATTACAGGAGGTAGTTCAGGAGCAGCTCAAGGTAGTAGAATTGTAGCTACTACTCTTAATAAATTAAACAATATACAACCTGCTGCCCTTAGAGGATTAGCTAAGATGGGTACAGGAGTTGCAGGTGGTTCGGCTATAGGTGCTGGTTATGAAGCTGCTTATAGTAAACTTAATCAAGGTAGTGTTAAAGGTAATCAAGTTAAAGCAGGCGCAGCTTTTGGTGCTGGCTTTGGTATATTAGCTGGACTAGGTATCTTAGGTAGAACTAGTAAAGATTTAAAAGCTAAACAAGCACAAGAGTTACAAGTTAAAAGAGGAATGGCTGGTGGTGATAGAATTGATTACAAGTCAATGGTACAGAACGCACAGAAAGAAACTCCTGTTAAGCCTGCTAATAAAGAATTTGCTTCAGAAACAGTAGATGCGTTGTACCCTGCTGAAGAAATAAATAGAGTTAAAAAAGCAGCACATAAGATTTATACTGAACATAATACTCGTATTTTTCCTGAACTAAAAGACGGGGTAGAGTATAAAGTAATTACATTAGCGCAAGCTAAGAATTTAAAGTTACCTAATGTTAGAGATGACATACCTGTACAGTCTATTGTAAAAGACAATGTTAGTCATATAGTCTGGCAGGAAGGTAAGATAAGCAATGAGTTTAAAAACTTCTATAAAAACTATGAAGGAATACTAGGAGAATCTTTTAATGATATAACACCTAGTCAGCATTTATTCCTTAGAGATGAGAATAGTTATAGAAGTTATTTAATGGCTGCTGAATTAGCTAAGGTTAAACAAAGATTAATGCCAGAGCCTCAAGCTAGAACTGCTGATGAGGCTATTAAGATAAAAGAAAACGAAGCTAATAACATAGCATTGAACGAGCTTGAAAGAGCTTATGGTGAAGTAGAAGCAGAAGGTATGAGTGCTAGTAACAAGCAAGTAGATGACCTTGTAGAAGAACTTAAAGCTACTAGAACTACTCCTGATGATATAGAAGTTAATACAACACCAAGTATTGTTAATAGAGGAATGACTTGGTTAGAAGATAATCCTAGAAAAAAGCTAGGAATAGCTGCTGGATTAGCTGGAGGTGCTTACGCAGTAGCTGACAAGGAGGAAGAAGAACCTTTTCAGCAAGCATTGGCTGTAGGATTAGGTGTCGCACTTGGACCTAAAGGATATAAGTTACTTAAAGGTAAGAGTATAAATACTACTACTGCTCGTATTAAAGCTCAGATAGCAGAAGGTTTAGAAATAGATGCTGAGCAAGCTAAAGTATGGGAAACACAAGCACAAGTAATTATAAGTCAGTTAGATAAGTTTACAGATACTCAAGTAAGAACTATTATTAATAGTATAGAAGGAGTAGAGTCAGCTAGTCTTAATATGACTAGTGATATGAGAAAAGCTAGGAATGAGATAAAAGAATTACTAGATGATATAGGTAAGCAAGCAGTTGAATCTGGACTTATAGCTAATAAAGATGGAGTAATGAAGTTAAGCATGAAGGGTATGGACTCTTCATCTAGAGGTGCGTTT